ATGGTAGTACTGTGTCCCTCTCCTTTCCTAAGGACAGAGAGAACGCAGTGCATCGTAAGCGTACAGGTCTAGGTAGTAGCCCTAACTTCATTCACTCGCTGGATGCAGCAGCTATGACCAAGACAATTAACACAGCGTCCAAGCTAGGCGTTGAAGACTTCGCAATGGTACATGATAGTTATGGCACACACTCAACGCACATGCACATATTATCAGACGTACTGCGTGAAGAGTTTGTTAAGATGTATGAACAGCATGATGTCTTGACAGAGTTGAGAGACCATGCTATAACAGTACTAGGTACACAGGACATACCTGTGCCACCAAGTAAAGGTAACTTAGACTTGCGAGGGGTACTGAACTCTCAGTATTTCTTCGCGTAATTCTAAAGTTACATCCTAGCCTAATCAATAATCACAGGAGATTTAAATTGGAAATTATTAAAGGCAAAGCTCGTTGGGCAAAAGTATTTGAAGCAGATACTCGTTATGTCCCAGAAGGAGAGTACTCAATTCAGGTAATACTACCTGAGAGTGAGGCATCAGAAGTGTGTGAACAACTGGACAAGATGGCACAAGCCAAGCTTGAAGAAGTTGTCAAGGAAAACCCAAAGCTAAAAACAGTCCTGTCCACACGTCCATGTTATGACCAAGATACAGATGAGGCTGGTACACCTACTGGTGATATCATCTTCAAGGCTAAGATGAAAGCACGTATCAAGTCACGCGATGGTAGAGTGTACGAACAGAAGCCAGCAGTGGTAGATGCAAAGCGTACACCTATGGATGGTAAGACTTTGATTGGTAATGGGTCAGTTGTTAAGCTGGCTGTTGAGCCATACCCATACATGATGCAAGCAACCAAGACTGTTGGTGTTACACTACGCCTCAAGGCTCTGCAAGTGATTGACTTGGTAGAGTATGGCAACTCTGTGTCATCCATCTTTGATGAAGAGGATGGGTTCGTTACTCAGGCAGTAGCGAAGGATGATGCAGTAGATGTCTTTGGTGATAGTGCTGATGCCGAAGGGGACTTTTGAGGAGAGGGTCATCTCTGACCTGAACGTGCGTGATGTTCCATATATGTATGAGCCAGAGAAGTTGGCCTACTATGTGGAGCGTCACTACGTACCTGACTTAAAGGTTGGTGCTATGTATGTAGAGTTGAAGGGATACTTCAGACAGGATGCACAACGAAAGATGAAGGCTGTCAAGGCACAGCATCCAGAGTTGGACATAAGGTTTGTATTCCAGAACGCTAACGCTACTATACAGGGTGCTAAGAAAAGAAAGGATGGGTCTAAGATGACCTGCGCTGAGTGGGCAGAGCGTAATGGCTTTGTCTATAGTGAAGGAACTATACCTGAGGAATGGTTATGAGTATCGTAGATATTACAGAAGAGATTGTATCTGAGATTGATGTACAAGCTGAGTTCAATAAGGATGGTCTGCGTATCTCTGTCTATGTAGATGAGGCAGAGGTAGTTGAACACGTAGACTATGATGACATGGCGTACATGATGGTACAGGACGTGGATAAGTACCCACCTGAAGTACTCAAGTGGATACGTTCAGGTCTGGCTTGTATGTTAGACATAATAGAAGAGGCACTAGATGAGTAAAGAGGGTGAGTTTATCAAGCACACTGCTTGTCCTCACTGTGGCAGTAGTGATGCCAACGCTATGTACACTGATGGCAATCGCTACTGCTTCTCATGTAGAACACTATCAAAACCAGACACAAACGAGGAAGCAATGGCTAAGTTTGAGACACATGATACAGTGTTTTTGGATATTGAGTTCAAAGAACTAATCAAGCGTGGCCTAACGCAGAGGACGTGTGAGTTCTGGGGCTATGGTGTATCTGAGTACAGAGGACAGAAGGTACAAGTAGCTAATTACAGGGGAAGGGATGGCGAATTGAAAGCACAGAAGGTACGCTTTCCTAGTAAAGACTTCTCTGTAATTGGTAATCTCAAAGAGGTGTCACTGTTTGGTGAACACCTGTGGAGAGATGGAAATGGTGAGCAGTTCATTACCATCTGCGAGGGTGAGATAGATGCTATGTCTTTATCGCAAGCCTTTGACAACAAGTGGCCTGTGGTATCACTACCATCTGGCTGCACGTCAGCGAGGAAAGCGATAAGCAAATCTATTGAGTGGCTAAGTAAGTATGATTATGTTGTACTTATGTTTGACATGGACGAGGCAGGGCAGAGGGCAGCTAAAGAATGTGCCTCAGTACTACCACCTAATAAATGTAGGATAGCCAAGCTACCCCTCAAAGATGCTAATGAAATGTTACAGGCCAGACGTGTTAAGGAATTGATTAACAGTGTTTGGGAAGCTAGAACATTCAGACCTGATGGTATTATATCTGGCACTGAGGTGTGGGATATCATTACACAGGATGACCAAAGAGATTCTGTTCCCTATCACTACTCTGGTCTGCAAGATAAGACAGGTGGCTGTCGCATGGGTGAGATTGTAACACTGACTGCTGGCTCTGGTATAGGTAAGTCACAGTTAGCTAGAGAGTTTGCTCACAATCTTATCAGGCATGGCAAGACGATAGGCTATATAGCACTAGAGGAATCAGTGAAGCGTACAGCCTTAGGTCTCATGTCTATTGAGATGAACAAGCCTCTGCATCTACAGTCAAAGGATGTACCTGAAGAGGAGTTAAGAGATGCTTTCAATGCTACACTTGGAACTGGTAGAGTATATCTGTATGACCATTGGGGTTCTACTGATAGTGACAATCTACTTGACAAAATAAGATACTTAGTGCATGGTTGTGGATGTGACTACATTATCCTTGACCACATCAGTATCGTAGTTAGTGGTCTTGAAGGTGGAGATGAGAGGAGACTAATTGACAATACAATGACACGCTTACGCACGTTGGTTGAGGAGTTGAACTGTGGCATGATACTAGTGTCACACTTGAAGCGTCCCTCTGGTGACAGAGGACATGAGGATGGCGCACAGACTAGCCTCGCACAACTACGTGGGTCAGCAGCAATCGGTCAGTTATCTGACATGGTGAT